CCAGCCCGGTTTCCACCAGCCCCGCCACCAGCCCCAGCTTTCCGAGAAATCCCCATATGCCCTTCGCTGCGCCGCCCGTTGCCGGTCCCACGCCTTCTGCGGCCGTCTTCAGATCGCGCAGCGAAGCAACCGCACGCGCCAGCTTGATTCCTGCAATAAGCGTCAGGGCGCCGCCCACCGTGGCCAGAATGGGCGCTGCCACTGTCAGGCCCACCGCCAAGCCGCCCAGTCCAAGCACCACGCCTTCCATCAGCTTGGGGTTTGCGTCCGCGAACTTGTTGACGGACTCCAGCCCCGTGGCCAAGCGTTCCATGGCGCTGGCGAAAGTCGGGATAAGCACGTCGCCCACGCGGGTCTGCGCGTCATCCAGCCGGGCGCGGGCGTTGTCCATCTTGCCCGCCGTCGATTTCTGGTTTTCCTGGTCCGATTGCTCGGCGTCGTGCGCTGTTCCATACCATCCACGGTCGCGGCCAATGGCTTCATGGTTAAACATGCGCTGGAACAGCACATTGCCAGCGTTCGTGTTCGACGTGTAATCAGCGGTGAATTTCTGGACTGCGGCGGAATCCTTCAGGTTCACGCCTTTTTTCTTGGCAAGCGGAAGCAGGTATTTTTCCACCCATGCCTGTTGATCCTGAATCAGCAGTTTGCTACCGTACAGAGCATCAGACGTATAACCTGTCACCAAGCCATTTTTTAGCTTCACCTTTTTAGGGTCCAGCAGGCCATCTTTCAGCATGTTGGTGAACTTGTGCGCGTCCTGGTGCCCGCCGATCCAGGCGTTATTCAGCGTGCTTAGTGACTTACCATAGCCCGCCGCACTCAGCGCCTGAACCATGAATGAATCACCGAAAAACGCTTCATTTTTCGCGCCGATACCTGCGGCCTTCGCGCCACGCTGCGCAGTCAGCCAGTCTTCTGCGGAAACCTTGCCCTGCGATGCCGTAATGCCCTTGAACGCGGCATTCATTTGCTTGCGCATTTCTTCTGCGCTAGACGCCCCGCCGCGCTCGTCTGCAATCTTCGTCAGCGCGTAAATTGCGTCTTCGCTGACTTCGTGCCCCGCATGCTCTCGGTTGTAGAGTTGCAGCCCGGAACGCGCTTTAAGTGCAAGCGGCAGCGCCTCCACCGCGTGGTGCACGCTGCCCAAAGACGCCTGCAATTCTCGCGCGGTCTTGAAAGCATCCGTTACTGAAACGCCGAACTGGCGCGAACCGCTGGCGGCCGAAATCAGCGCCTTCTGGTCTTCCGCAGAAATGCCAGAATTCTTGATGATGTTTACTTCGTTTTCGCGGCTAACAGCGGCGTGGATTCCCGTAGACAGCACGCCACCAATGGCCAGCCCGGCCGCGCCCGATTTAACGGCGGCGCCGTTCAACTTCGAACGGGTTTCCTTTGCGCTGGTGTAGCTCGCCTGGGATTTGTTTAGCCGTTCCTGCGCGCGACGCAGGTTGTCAAGCGTCGAAACGGTTTTCGCATACTCGTTTCGCAGTGCCGAAACGTCTTTGCCCATGCGGGAAAACGTCTGGATAGACTTTCCCAGCAAAACCTGGCGCTTGGTCACGCGCCCCATTTCGCTGGTGATTTGCTTCAGCCCGTTTTGGGCTGCACCCAGCGCGCCCTTAAGCGCGCCGGAAATCGTGCCGCCAATTACGATTGTGGCATTTAGCCGCTTATTCGCCATCGCTCGCTGTCAGTTCGTTTAGACCGTCGATCCACCACAGGAACCGCGAAGCGGCCATGCCTAATATTTCCGATTCACCCCAGCCGGTATGGCTGGCCAGGGAAAGCACACCACGTCGGATAAGCGCGGGCGCTAGTCCAGAAAACCCGAGTAGGCCGCCGACACGCGCCGGTAGTCGCGCACGGAAAGGGTTTGCATCTGCTTTTCATCCATTTCGCACAGATTGGCGAAAATGGTTATTTCGCGCTCAATGTCGCTTCCCTTCAGCTTGTCATACACAAGCTGGTCACGGACGGTCGGCTCGCGCATGCGGAGTTTCTTCACCGGAACGCCTGCCACGTCAAGCGGGCGCGACAATTCAATGTCCGCGAAGCCTTCGCCATACTCCACGAAGTCTTCGGGCTTTTTCTTCGGGTCGGTTTTGGTAGCCATGGATGATTCCTTTTTTATGAAAGTCGCTTTCAGGGCTGGCGTTGCACCAGCCCTTTGTCGCTTTAGATGCCCAGCAGGCTGCGCACGTTAGCCAGTGCGTCCACGCCGTTGCGCTTGAAGACCATGTTCACCACGTCGATTTCCAGCACTGTGGTGCCGCCGTGTTCCAGCTTGTAATACTTCAGCGTAAGCGTGGTCTTCAGCTTGGCGGCCGTGCCAGTCTGCACGGAACCCTGGTCGATTTCCTTCACCTTGCCGCGCAGGGTGTGGACCACGCCAGTCTGCGTGCCGTCGTCGTCTTCCAGCACTTCGCGCAGGGACACGGTAATGTCCGTGCCTTCGGTCACGCCAAAAGTGCCGATTACGTCTTTGTCGTAAGACTTCAGCGTGAAATCCGATTCGAGCTTTTCGAGCCCCATCGTGATTTCGGCGGGCGCGAACATGCCGCCGCCCAGGAAGTCTTCCAGCTTGGCGGCCAGCTTCGGCGGGTTGAATTCCTCGCACTTGCCAGCCTTGCCCAGGCCGTTATAGAAGACGTTGAAATACTTGCGGATATTCTGGATCGGCATGGGCTTTAGCTCGCGCTAGTCGAAAAAATGCTGGCGATATAGTCATTCACCAGGTGGCTGCGGAACGTGACACGCTCGGACGGGTACACGGCTGTAAAATCGAAGTCGAACGCAATAGCGCCAGCCGCGATTTGATCGGGCGTGTTAAGGTCCGGGTCTGCCCAGCACTGGCCGCCCAGGATCGCGCCACGGGCCACCAGGTTGCGCAGGAACGCGTTTACGCCTTCCACCACGTCATTGACGTAGTTTTTGGTAATGCCCTGGTCCACTGCCCACAGGTGCGCCGCCATCAGGCTGTCCGCGATAATGTCCGCAGTGCGAACAACGCACAGGAACGTCCATTTGGCATCGCTCGCCAGCGTGCGATTGCCCCACAGCCGATAGCCGTTCTGGCGAATCACGACGTTGACGTTTTTCGCGTTCAGCAGATTGGCGCGGCATGTCGTGTCGCCCATGGTGAAGTCGATCACGCGAGCGGTGCCCGTCACGCCGTTAATGGCCTGATTCGACGGGGACCACCAGAAGCCGCGTTCGTTGTCCGACTTCGCAATCAGGCCAGCCGTGTGGGCGCTGGTGAAGGCGGTAACGTTATTGCCGCTGCTGTCGGTCTTCGTTACCTTCGGTTCAACCAGGTACACGCGGCGGCTGTCGAAATCGCCCGCGTATGCGATGGCGTCCACGTCGTTGGTGCTGGGCGCGTCCGCGATAATCACGGCGCGCAGCGATTCGGCAATGCCAAGCATTTCCGCAACCACCGCATTTGCCACCGTGCCCACGGTCGCCGTGAAGGTGGCCTGGGTCGTGCCAGCACCCGCGCCAGCAGGAAGTGCGAACGTCGGCACGGCCGTATAGCCTGAACCGTTTTTCGTGATTTCAACGGCCGTAACCTTGCCGCCTGCCACCGTTGCCGTGGCCGCCACACCCGTGCCGCCACCGCCACCCGTAGCCACCAGCGCGTAAGTGCCGTCCGTGTAGCCAGCGCCTGCGTTGTTGATTGCCAGCGTGGAAACGCCGTTGGACACGCGAGTGTGCGTGAAGCCCGGCGCCAGCAGAATGCGCGGCTTGTAGCCCGTCACGTGTTCGGCGCCCACAAACGCCTGGACGCCAAGGTAATTGCCGTTCGCGTCAACGCCGCCAATCAGCTTGGCAAGCTGCGCGGCCGGGTCCACGTCGGCATCCACGCGAACCACGATCAAAACAGCCTTGGACTGGTCGAAAATGCTGTCGATTGCATCCGGCAGCGTGCCGTTATCCGCCGAAGTCGTCAGCGCCACCAGCTTGGCCGCTTCCACACGCGAGCCAGCCACCAGCACGGGCGTGTTAAGCGGGAATGCGGCCGGGTCGGCATTCGGCGCGGTGCCGATGATGCCAATAACCGAACTGGACGCAATGCTAATGGTCCGCGAACCGTCGTTGATTTCCAGGACTTCTACGCCGTGGAGAAAGTCTGTGCTCATGTAATGGGCCACCCCTTAATATTGCCGCAATCATCGCGCTGGGCGGCTAACCGTTCCACGGCGGGGTTTTGGGCAAAAAAAGACCACCCGAAGGTGGCCAATGGCTGCCGCTTGAAAGTCGCTTTCAGTGTGGTGTGGTGGCGCGCGCCAGGCAGTGGCCAGGCCCGAAAATGAAATCAATGCACGGCGCCGCCAACTTCGCCCAGCGCTTGCCCGCGATCAGCGCATTGCCCGTGCGTTCCGAAATCGTCACCTTCGGGTCGTCCCCGAAAAGCGCGTTGGCGCACTCGTCATAGGCGATTGCCATATTCAGCGCTCGCGCTTCGGAACCGAAAAGCGCCTGCACTAGCATGGCCAGCAGCAGCACGCCGGAAAACGCGGCGCACATGGCCCACAGCAAAACCAGTTTTGCACGCGCTTTCATGGTCAGGCCCAGGCGATGGCTTCAACGTCGGCCACGGTGGTGGCGGCTGCCACCTGGTCGGCCAGCGCCTGGTTTTTCACCATGGCGGCCACAATCGCGGCCTTGCCGTCTTTGCCAACCTGCTGGATTTGCGCCACGGTGTGCATGCGGAATGCCCACACGCCCTGCGCGTCGGCGCACCAGAATGGCGTCGCCCAATCGTCAGCCAGGCCCGGCAGCAGCGACGCCACCACGGACGCGTTAAGGTTCTGCTGGTCCGTGTCTTTCGCCGGATAACTGTACGGCGTGCCCAGCGCGCTGGACATGAAGCCAGCGAGAATTGCCGCCCTGCATACCGCCGTCAGTTCGGCCACCTTGGCGGCTTTCGCGGCTGCCAGCAATTCGGCCGCCGTGGCTGTCGGCGCATTCACCAGCGCGCCATTCTGCACGATATAGCCGCCCTGGCTCGACAGGCACGCTTG